TGGAATGGCACTTGGTCAGCGTGCAGGAACTGGCGCAGCCCGCGCTGCTGAACACCACGCTCGCGTTTCCCCCGGGCTACCTGCGGTGCTTCAAGTACAACCTCGCGTGCGAGATCGCTGCCGAGTTTGGCGTTGAGGCCCCGCCCACGGTGCAGCGCATCGCCATGACCTCGAAGCGCAACCTCAAGCGCATCAACAACCCCGATGACCTGCTGGCCATGCCGTACAACATCATGGGTCGGCGCAATCAACGGTTCAATATCTTCACGGGGAATTTCTAATCGTGAAGACGCCAATCCTCGGCGGCGCTTACGTTGCTCGCAGCGTCAATGCTGCGGCGAACCGCATGGTCAACCTGTACCCCGAGGTCGTGCCCGAGGGCGGCAAGGAGCCGGCGTTTTTGCAGCGGTGCCCGGGGTTGAAGCCGCTGACACTGGTTGGCGGGTCTTTGATTGCAAGCGACACGTCTGGCATTCGTGGCCTGTGGACGTTTGGCGGGTTTTTGTACATTGCCTCTGGCGGCAAACTGTACCGCGCTGACGGCAACTTTGCTGTGACGGAACTGGGGCTGATCAACGGCAGCGGGCCGGTGAGCATGGCCGACAACGGCACGCAGCTGTTCGTGGCTTGCAACCCTGACGCGTTCATCTACAACTCCAGCACGGGCGTGTTTGCACAGGTCACAGACCCCGATTTTCCGGGCGCGGTGACGGTGGGCTATCTGGACGGGTACTTCGTGTTCAACGAGCCCAACAGCCAACGGTTCTGGGTGACGTCGCTGAACGACGGCAGCGCGGTGGACCCGCTGGACTTTGCCAGCGCCGAGGGCAACCCCGACAACATTGTGTCGCTGATGGTTGACCACCGCGAGGTCTGGCTGTTCGGCAACAACACCATCGAGGTTTGGTACAACGCCGGGGCGGCAGATTTTCCGCTGGAGCGCATCCAAGGCGCGTTCATGGAAACCGGTTGCCTTGCGCCGTACAGTGTTGCCAAGCTCGACAACAGCGTGTTCTGGCTGGGATCCGACGCTCGTGGCAACGGCATCGTGTACCGCAATCAGGGCTACAACGCCCAGCGCGTTAGCACGCACGCCGTGGAGTGGCAAATCCAGCAGTACGGTGTGCTGAGCGACGCTGTGGGCTACTCGTACCAGCAGGATGGGCACTCGTTCTACGTGCTGACGTTTCCGACGGCACAGGCTACGTGGGTGTTTGACGTTGCTACCGGACTGTGGCATGAGCGGGCGTACTGGGACGGCGTGCAATACCGCCGGCACCGCAGCAACTGCCAAGCTAACTTTGCCGGCCAGGTGTTGGTGGGGGATTGGGAAAATGGGCAAGTTTATGCGTTTGATCCTGAAGTGTATGAAGATGACGGCAGTGCGCAAAGGTGGCTGCGCTCATGGCGGGCGCTGCCCACGGGGCAGAATAACCTAAAGCGCACGGCGCATCATGCGTTGCAATTGGATTGCGAAACGGGTTATTTGAGCGACTTTGTTTTAACAGAACTTGTCTCTAACCCCGGCGGTCCGTTTGCAAACACAAACGGCTGGACCGGAAGTGCAAACGCAGTTCTTTCAATAGTTGACGGAAAAATTAATCTTGGCACCACCGGTGGCGCGTCTTATGTGTACACTTCTTTCCCGTCAATCGCCGAGCAAGAGATAAGACTATCATTTAGATTTCTTAGGGGCGGATCAATTGGATCAAGTATCAAAATTGGCACCAGCCCCAATTCATCTGACGTTTATCTTTTTGCGACAGGTGCTCCCGATTCTTTATACATAGAGGATACGTTTTCGTCGCCTGGTGGCGTTTTGTACCTAACTTTTGCTTTGTCGTCTGCGGTGCCAAATGCTCAGCTTGTTGTGGCTTCAGCAAAAGCGTTTGGGGTTTTCAATATCGATCCCCAAGCCATGCTGCGCTGGTCCGACGACGGCGGTCACACTTGGAGCAACGAACACTGGGCCAGCATGGGCAAGATCGGCGAGTACGGCAAGCGCGTCATCTGGCGCCGGCTGGGCATGACCACCAAGCTGCGGGATCGCGTGTACGAAATCAGCGGCACTGATCCGGTGAAGATTGCCATCATGGGTGCGGAGCTTTCCGCGACCCCGACGAGCGCCTGACGTGGAGCTTGCACCGCGCGTACCTTCGCAGCGCGACCCGCTGGTGGATCAGGGGGCGCTGACAACCCGCGCGTGGTTTCGGTTCTTTCAGTTGCTGCAGAACGCGACGGAGAACGCCGCGCTGACGCAGTACACCGTCGTCGAAAACACGACGGGCTCAACGATTCCCAAGGGCTCCGTGGTCGGTTTCGTTGGCGTGGGCGCTAACAACGTGCTGTCGGTGGCCCCGTACTTGGCTGACGGCTCGTCGCCGTCGCTGTACATCCTCGGCGTGATGGCCGAAGAACTTCCCGACAGCGGCGCCACGGGCCTGTGCTGCGTGTGGGGCAACGTCAGCGGCATCAACACCAGCGCGTTCAGCGTGGGCGACGTGCTGTACGCCAGCCCGACGGTAGCCGGCGGGTTCACCAACGTCAAGCCCACCGCGCCGGACAACGTGATTCCAATCGCTGCGGTGCTGGTAGATAGCGCAACGGCGGGCGACATCTTCGTGCGGCCGACAATTGAGCAGCAGAAGTATTACGGCGAGTTCACCAAGACCAGCGACCAATCGCCCGCAGTCATCAACACGGCTTACGCGCTGACGTTCGACAACTCCGACATCTCTGAGGGCATCAGCATCGGATCGCCGGCGTCGCGCATTGTGGTGGTGCAATCGGGCCTGTACCAGTTTGACGCCACCGTTCAGATCAGCAGCAGCAGCAGCAGCGCCAAGACGGTTTGGCTGTGGTTCCGCAAAAACGGAACAGATGTCGCTAACTCTGCCAGGCTGGTGACGATCAACATCAACAACGGGTACACCGCTGTGTCTATGAGCGAGTTTTTCTCGCTGGCGGCAAACGACCGCATCGAGATCATGTTCGCCGCAAACGATACGGCCATCACGGTGGATAATGTCGCAGCCACTGCGTTTGCCCCAGCAGCCCCTGCCGTCGTGCTGGCGGTGAGCCAGATTCAACAGTGAGAGCATCATGAGCGTTTCGCTTTCCCCCTACGCAGGCGCAGGCGCCCAGTTCTTCGACAACAACGGCAACCCGTTGGCCGGGGGCAAGATCCACACCTACGCTGCCGGCACGACCACGCCGATTGCCACGTACACCAGTTCGTCTGGCGGCACGGCAAACGCCAACCCCATCGTGTTGGACAGCGCCGGCCGCACGCCCGCGCAAATCTGGCTAACGGCAGGTTCGTCGTACAAGTTCGAACTGCAGACGTCGCTGAACGTGACGATCAAGACCGACGACAACATTTTTGCGTCGTACGCGTTAGCAACAGCGGTTGGCGTAGTTGTCGGGGCTGGCGGTGGAAGCGCTCCCACCAACACCGCCGTAGGTGGGGTTCCCGGAACTTCGCCAACTGGCGACGCCCTTTCCAGCAACACCACTGGGTCAAACAACACAGCGGTGGGCTACAACGCGCTGACCAGCAACACCGATGGCATCCAAAACGTCGCCGTCGGCTCGCAGGCTCTGGATGCCAACACTGGCGGCGACTACAACGTGGCCGTGGGCTATGACGCGCTGTCGGCGGCTACGACTGCGAACTACAACACTGGCGCGGGATACCGAGCGTTGAACGCGGCAACGACGGGCGCAGGAAACACGGCGCTGGGCAGCGATGCGCTGTTGCTGGTGTCCACGGGAGCGGACAACGTGGCGGTGGGCTACGCGGCGCTGGACGCCTACACCGGCAGCGATGCCGTGGCCGTAGGCCGCTCGGCGCTGGGGGCAAATACCAGCGGCACCGGCAACACTGCGGTGGGCAAGGATGCGGCTCTGCTGGTGGTCACGGGCGCGTATAACGTTGCCATCGGGTGGACTGCGCTAGATGCGGCCACCACCAGCAACAACACGGCGGTGGGCGCGTCGGCACTGGGGGCGCTGACCTCTGGCGCAAACAACGTGGCTCTGGGCTTTCAAGCCGGCGACTCGCTCACGACCGGCAGCAACAACCTAGTGCTGGGCTACGACGCCGATGTGTCGGCAGTCGGTGTCAGCAACGAAATCACGCTGGGCAATAGCAGCGTGACGTCGATGCGCGTGCCAGGTCTGACAATGACTGTCGGCTTGAAGTGGATTAACAACGGCACGCACACTGTTGCGAACTTGCTTGC